ATAGTTACTAATTTATTTTTGTATTCAGGTTTAAATCTCCAATCTTTAAGAACATCAATTAATTCTCTTAATTTATCTGTATCTGAATCAGTTGATTCTTTTAAAACAGATAATCTAGAATTCCATGAATCTCTAAAACCTAATGCTTGGACTATACGAGTTAATTCATTAAATTTGTCTGTAAAAGATAATTCAGATACAGGTCCTTCTACTGGATCAGATGTAAGAATTTCTTTAACATTTGATACTACTTCTTGAACTGATGGAACTGGTTCTTCGGGTTCATCGGGTTCTTCGGGACCTCCAGTCTCTTCTGGTTCTTCTGGTTCTTCGGGTTCATCAGGTTCTTCGGGACCTCCAGTCTCTTCTGGTTCTTCAGGACCTTCAGTCTCTTCTGGATCTTCTACATCTTCTGGATCTTCTTCTGGTTCTTCTACATCTTCTGGTTCATCGGGTCCTTCTTGTACTTCAGTTTCTTCAACAGGAGCATCAGTAATTTCAGCTTGAACGGAAGGTTCTTCATCATCGTTTAATTCAGTCAAATCGAGAGTATTAGTTTCAGCCATTTATATTATAGTTAATATTTTATTTTTAATATTTAACTAAATTATTTAATAACATACATACAGTTATTGGACCCACTCCACCAGGAACAGGTGTAATATATTTTACTTTATCTATAACATCATTATAGTCAACATCCCCGCATAATTTATTATTTTCATCACGATTTATACCAATATCTATAATGATAATATTTTCTTTAATCCAATCTTTTTTTATCATTTTTGGTTGACCACATGCTGTAATTAAAATATCAGCGCCTATAGTTTTTTCTTTAATATTTTCTGTGAATTCATTACATAAAGTTATAGATCCTACTTTTTTATTCAATAATATTATAGATAATGGTAAATTTACCATTCCTGTTCCAACAAACACAATATTTTTCTTTTCGACATCAATTTTATAGTAATTAAATAATTCTATAATCCCTAAAGGTGTACATGGATAGTATAATGGTTCTTTATTCGTCATAATTAATCCTAAATTATTAGGATGTAAACCATCAACATCTTTATCTAAAGATATTTGTGATAAAATATTTTGATCATTTAAATGTTTTGGTAAAGGTAATTGTATCATAATTCCTGTTATTGAATCATCACAATTTAATTCAAGGACTTTATCTGTAATAGTTTGTTCATTTACATTTTCATCATATGGATATATGATACAATCTATTCCCAATTCTAAACATTTTTTCTTTTTAATATTTACATATGTCAGTGAATCTTGTCTATTACCGACTAATATTATAGTCAATTTGATGGATTTATTTAAATTATTTTTTATATTTTTATAGATATTTTCTGTAACTGGTTTTCCATACAGATTTTTATCCATAATATCTATTATAATTTAAAATTATTTTAAGTAATTATTTATATTTTATAGATTTTTATTTAATTTCTCCAAAATTTTTTTCTATGGTATTATATAAAAACAAATGGGAGGAGGATTAATGCAACTCGTAGCTTATGGCGCTCAAGACATCTATCTTACTGGCAACCCGCAAATTACTTTCTTCAAAGTCGTCTATCGCAGACACACTAACTTCTCTATGGAGTCCATCCAGCAAACCTGGAATGGTGGTTCCAATAGTGCTAATGGTCGTTGCACAGCAACCATTTCCCGCAATGGTGATTTAGTTCACAAATTATATTTCCAAGTTGATACTTCTGGAACCTCTAGTGACAACGCCAGTTTTACCGCCGTCTCTAATCCAGGTTGTGCTTGGATTGATACTGTTTCTGTAGAAATTGGTGGTCAAACTATTGACAAACAATATGGTTCTTGGTTAGAAACCTGGGCGGAATTAACTGAAGTCAATCCTACTGGTGTTATTGCTGGTGCCCAAGAGAGTGCCTCAACCACCACCGCCACGGTACGCCCGGCTGGCCTCAATGACTACTCAAACACTCTTTTCCAAAGAATGGCTGGTATGGGTGGGGTGATGGTGGGCACCGCGGGTGCAGGTCTCGGACGCGAAGCATTAAATTCAGGTAGATATTTTTATGTTCCATTACAATTTTGGTTCTGCAGAAACCCTGGTCTTGCTCTTCCTTTAATCGCTCTCCAATACCACGAGGTAAAGATTATTGTTGAACATAAATTTGGTTCTGTCTACGAAGCCAACGCCGCTGATCAACAATTATGGGCTGATTACATCTACCTTGATACTGATGAGCGCAGACGTTTCGCTCAAGTATCTCACGAATACCTTATTGAGCAGTTACAAATGCAGGATGCTTCTGCATCTTCTAAAACAGTTGACCTCAACTTCAATCATCCAGTCAAAGAACTTGTCTGGACTGGTGCCTGGATACCAGCTGATGGTACGGGCACAAAAGGCACTAATACCACATTAGTAGGTAATGACTCCGACACAAGCGATACTTACTTACTCAAACTTAATGGACATGACAGATTTGCTCCTCGTCCTGTAACCTACTTCACTCAGGCACAAGTCCACCAATATCACAGTGGTCCAGGTGGTCTCAATACTCAAAAATACGACGACAGCACAACGAACGCTTCCCTTGTAAACAACTTCGATGACTCTATTGCCGTATACTCCTTTGCCCTCAAACCCGAAGAGCACCAACCAAGTGGTACCTGCAACTTCTCCAGAATTGACTCTGCTCAACTTATTAGATCTGGAACTGGTCAACAAATGAGAATCTATGCTGTCAACTACAATGTCCTCCGTATCATGAGTGGTATGGGTGGTCTCGCATACAGTAACTAAATAATTCTAACTAATTATTTCTTCTATATCTTTTATTTCTAAATTATTAAAATAATCATAATATTCTTTTTTAGAGTAAATTTTTAAATTTAAAGAATCGATTTCTGATCCTTTACTTGTAAATTGTTTTTCATTATTAAATATATAGTCAATATATTTAATCCTATTCAAATACCCTGATTTTCGTTTCCATTTCCATTCACATCTCATCGCTTCACATTTATCGTCAAATCCATTTACAATACATATTGGTTCCCATAAGTTATTGTCATTTTTATTTCGTGTTGTATATTTAGCACCACCTTTTATTTCACCATTATGTTGTCTTAATCTTCTTTTAAAGTCATTTGTATAACCAATATATGATTTATTTTCATTTCTGAGTAAATAAACAAGAAACATCTTTATATGATTAAATTATAATTTTGTTTTATAATATATATATAATATGGGAGGAGGATTAATACAATTAACAAACACAGGTGCTCAAGATATTTATTTAACAGGTAATCCACAAATAACATATTTTAAGATAGTTTATAGAAGACATACTAATTTTGCTATGGAATCAATTGAACAAGTAAATACTGGCACAATAATACCCGGTGGAGAAATCATATTTAATATAGCAAGATATGGTGATCTAATGTATAAATGTGTAGTCGAAATTCCCGTTAATGGTTCTACAATTAGTGAGACAGCACCCAATAACTTAGGTCATGCCATATTTTCTAATATAAGTATTGATATCGGAGGACAAAGAATTGATAGTCATCCAAGTAGTTATTTAGAAGTTTATGCCGAATTAAATGAACCTTTAAATGATTTGGTTTTAGCACAAAATATGGAAAATGGTAGTTTAACAATATTTAATAGTCAATTTCAATATTTAGCTTGTGCCGGTGGAGTTAGAAATGCCTCTTCATCAGGTTTTAGTGATCAAGCTAATTATACATGGGAAGACTATACACGTGATAGAAAAAATTTATATGTTCCATTAAGATTTTGGTTTTGTAATGATATAGGACAATCAATACCATTGATAGCTTTACAATATAGTGAAATATTTATTAATATGACATTTACTAATTTTCCTACTCAAAACACTGTAGATTTTACAGAAATACAAAAATTACAATTATATGTTGATTATATTTTCCTTGATACTGAAGAAAGGAGAAGATTTGCTCAAATATCTCATGAATATTTAATTGATACTATTCAATATAATGATATTGAAGTATCAAGTGAAAACACTTTTAAATTAGATATGCATAACCCAGTTAAAGAAATAATATGGTGTGGAGCAGATAAAAATATAGATTTATGGGGGATAAATGGGTCATTTACAAATGTTAGTCCTAAAGATACAAAATGGAAGATATTGTTAAATAGTAATTCTAGAATGCCAGAAAGATACATAGATTATTACACTAATTATCAACCATATATTTATCACACTAATAGAGCTACTCAATTAACAAATGGATCAGACACAAATGCTGTAGCTGTATATTCATTCGCATTAAAACCAACAGAGCACCAACCAAGTGGTACATGTAATTTTTCACTTATTGATAATATATCACTTGTAAAAGATTCTACGACCGCTGAACATGCTAAATACTATTATGTATTTGCTGTTACATATAATATATTAAGAATTATGAGTGGAACTGCAGGATTAGCTTATAATTAAATTTGATTATTTTAATTATATATTAAAAATAACATGTCTTTAAAGTTGATATTGGGTTGTATGTATAGTGGAAAAACTACTGAAATACTCCGGATAGTTAATTCTCTTAAACATATAGGTGAAACACCTTTAATTATAAAACCTATTATTGATGATAGATATTCTAAAGATAAAATATCAACTCACAATAAACAAGAATATGATTGTTTATCAGTAAATAATCTTTATGAGGCTAAAAATATCACAAATAATTATATAATCATAGAAGAAGCACAGTTCTTTAAAGATTTATTATTGTTTATAATAGATCATGTAGAAATAAAGGGAAAAAATGTTATAGTTGTTGGATTAGATGGTGATTCTAATAGAGAAAATTTTGGTGATATTCATAAACTGATTCCATTATGTGATGAAATAGTTAAATTAAAAGCATATTGTTCCATTTGTAAAGATGGAACACCAGGCATATTTTCAAAAAGAATATCTGATAAAAAAGATAAAATATTAGTTGGATCTGATGGTGATTATATTGCTGTTTGTAGAAAATGTTATCTTAAATAATATAAATATTATGTTTATCACATGTTTCTTTAATAGATTCTTTAAATCGTGTAACCATGGGATCATATGTTTCATATGATTCATATCCTGATATACATTCTTGGCATTTAACACATATATCACAATTACAATTATTCATTTTTAAAACTCTTTTTTCTTTAGGTATTTCATATGATATTTCTTCATCTGAATCCGATTCATCAGATTCATCTTCCGAATCATTTAATATATTATCTGCTTTATTTAATGATTCACTCATATCTTCATCAGTCATAGGTACCATTAATCTATAAATTAAACCACATATAATATGATCACCTGTTAGAATATTTTCTTCATTATCTTGATCAGAGTGTTCGCAAATAATTTTAGATATTTTTAAGGCACTATTCATTTGTGCTAGATACACTTTAATAATATTATTAATTGCTTCATCTTGTTTTTGTTCAACTATATCCATTTATTATAATAGATGATAAATATTTAAATAATTAAACAATATTTTGACGACATAGAGGACAATTTCTATTATTATTTAACCATGGTTCTAAACAGTCTTTATGAAATATATGTTCACAATTTAGTTTTACTAATACATCTTCATCTTTAAATTCATCTAGACATACTGAACAAGTATTATCAG